TTGAGATGTTCATCGACGCCTGGGACGAGACCTATTGGGACCATATCGTCATCGAGCATCAGATCGCAGGCGCTCAGGTCGCCCAGAGCTTCCTGGTCTCAAACGACATGTGGTTGACCAAGCTCGGCTTTTACCTGACCGCGAAGGGCGCGGATGAAGCCGTCCATCTAACTTTGTGTGAAACCACAAACGGCGTACCCGATCTGTCAAAGGCGATTCTGCACATCTCGGTCCCGCATATGGCGCTGTTTCAGAATGCCTGGAACCGCGTCCAGGTAACGCCGACTTTCCTGCGCGCCGGCGGGCGCTATGCGCTGGTCCTGACATCGAATGCCGCGCACCGGGTCGGGATGGCGTATGGACAGAGCTATACTGATGGCACCTTCTTCTACTCGACCGACGGCGCCTATTATTACGGCGATCTCACCAAGGACCTGATGATCGAGCTTTGGGGTGCGCGGTTCAATGCGCCGCAGGTCGCAATCGAACTGAAACCCATCAACCTCGACGGCGGGATGCGGGCGATCGATATCCTGGCCGGCACCATCGCTCCGGAATCGACCGAGCTCATCTACGAGATCAAGGCGCCGGGCGGGGATTGGGTGCCGCTTGCCCCCGGCAGTCCGCCGGCGCTCAACGGGGCGCCGCCCCTGGTGCAGTTCCGGGCTCGCTTCATCGGCACGCGCGACATGCAACCCGGCCTGATGCTCGGCGGATCGCGCCTTTCGGTTTCGCGGCCCAAGACGTCGTTCCGGCACGTGTCCACGCCCATTACGCTTGCGGCGGCATCGAACAACATCTTCGTGCGGCTGCTGCTCGAATATTTCGACGACACCCCGCATGATTGCACCTGCCGGCTCCGCATCGGCGGCGCTGACGAAACGCCGGATGTGGTGACCGATCGGGTGGTGAGCGCCGCCGACGGGCGGATCGAGCGCACCTTCAACTTCCAGCTCGGCGCCACTGTTTCCGGCTTCACCGTCGTGATCGACGCGGCGACCAATTCACCGGCATCGATGTTCCATGCCGCCGAGCGCATTCATTGGGCGCTCTGAGGGATCAGCCATGAGCAGGACCGCCAAGAAGCAGAAGCCTATGTTCGAGCCGGAGAGGCCCTATCGCATTCGTCTCAGCCGGACGGTGCAATACAACGGCGTGCGCCTTCGGCCTTTCGACACTCATATGGTAAAAGGCAAGATCGCCTTAGCCATTAAGGACGCCATCACGCAAGTCGAAGCGCTCGATTGACATGTCGATCCGATACGACGTTTACCGGATCAAGCGCGGCGACAATCTCGGCGACCCGGAATTCTGGAACGTGCGGTTCCAGGAACTCGATTTGCGCCTGCATGCGCGCGAGCTCGACGGGCAGAAGATCGATACCGCGGTCGACCAGATTACCGCGGTGGCGCTGGAACGCATCAATACGACGTTCCTCAACTTTCTGGCCGACACCACGAACCGCATGAGCGAGATCGAGGCGCAATTCGACACGATGCAGACGGAAATCGCCTCGTCCGTGCAGGCCGTTCAGGCGCTTGCGGATCAGGTCGACGATCTCGTACAGGGCATCATCGACGACGGGACATTCTAAATGCCGGCCCGAATCAAGCTTTTGCGTTCGTCTACCCCGGGCGCCGTCCCGGCGTCGCTCGAGAGCGGCCAGATCGCGATCAACGAAGCCGACGGCAAGCTGTTCTGGCGGCGGGCCGACGATACGGTCGGTACTGCCGACCTCAATATCGAGGCGCAGATCAACCAGGCGCTCGCAGATCTGGTGAACAGCGCGCCGGCCGCGCTCGATACCCTGCAGGAATTGGCGGCGGCGCTCGGCAACGATTCTAATTTCGCAACCACCATCGCCAATGCACTGGCCGGCAAGGTGCCGGCAACGCGAACCATCACGGCATCTGGCCTTGCAACTGGCGGCGGCAGTCTTTCCGATGACCGCACCATCAGCGTGCCGGCGGCCTCCCAAGCCGAAGCCGAAACGGGCATCGACAACACCAAGTCGATGACGCCCCTCCGGGTCGCGCAAGCGATGGCCGCACTCATTCCCGCCGGCGTTCCGCCGGCGCGGCAGATCCAAACCTCGGGCCTTGCAACGGGCGGCGGCGATCTTTCCGCCGATCGTACGATTGATGTGCCGGCGGCGTCGCAAGCGGAGGCTGAAGCTGGCGCCGACAACGCCAAGGCGATGACAGCCTTGCGCACTGCGCAGGCGATCACGGCGCAGGGGAATGCAAAGTATCAGCCGATCCCGCCGTCGTCATCCTATCCGGTCGGCACCCTGATCCTGGCTTTAAAGAACAACTCCGGCGGCGTGAACGACGGCGCGTCCATTGCCGGCTCGAATTTGCGGCGCGCTGTGTTCGGGTACGACAGCAGCAGTGGCGCCTTTGCAATGGACACCGGGGCCGGCAACTTACCGGGAACCTGGATGAACGTGTCGGGACATCAGATCAGCCAGTTGACGGTGGGCCAACCCCGCGGCGCTGGATATTTCGTGAGGACGGCATGAACATCAGCATTAGCAATCTTCGCTATGCCGATGCGCAGGGCGGTCTGATCGACATGGACGTCACCCGAGACGATGAGACGTTTCCCTTCACCTATGCGCCGGACGACGATGCGCCGATGTCGAACGAGGTTCGTGCGCTCTTGCAAGCCGGCGGTTACACAATCGAGGCCTATGCCGAGCCCATGCCGGATGCCGCAGCCTTGCGCGCCTATGCAGCAGTGGCGCGCTGGCGCAAGGAGATCGCCGGCATCTCGGTCGGCGGCCTCACCGTCGCGACCGACGATCGCTCTAAGGCATTGATCCAGGGCGCCTATCTGCAGGCTCAACGCGATGCAGCCTTCACCGCACAATGGAAAACCGCCTCGGGCACCTTCATGAGCATCGGCTCTGCCGACATCGAGGCGATAGCGCTCGCCGTCGCGTCACACATCCAGGCCTGTTTCGCCAAGGAAGCCGAGGTCGTCCAAGATATCGACGATGACGTCATCGACACCTTTGCGCAGATCGATGCAGCCTTCGACGCGCTGACTTAAAGCGCGACAAGACCAAGGATCAACACTAGAGGGGCCGCCACGCGCGGCCCTTTTCTTTTCAGTCTTTGCAGCGGAGACAGTTCGATGTCCTCTCCTACGTTCGGCATTTCGATCACGCGGGTCGATAACCAGCCGCGGCCCGCGATCGTCAGCGACATGTCCGTGGTCGGTCTAGTCGGCACCGCGCCGCAGGCCAACGCGGAGGTGTTTCCGATCAACACGCCGGTTGCGATCTACAGCGATGACAAAGCAAAGCTCACCGCGCTCGGTCTAACCGGAACACTCCCCGACGCGATCGAGGGCATCAACGCGCAGCTCGGCGAATTCCAGGTCGCGGCACTGGTCGTGATCGTGCGGATCGAACAGGGGTCCGATATCTGGGCCACGATCGCCAATGCGATCGGATCGTCCGCTCAAAAAACCGGTATCTGGGCTTTCACGCTGGCGGGTCCGGTGCTCGGCGTGATCCCGCGACTGATCGCTGTGCCGGGCCTGACGTCGCAGCAATATCAGGGTCTTGGATCGCTTGTGCTCGGCACCCAAGGGACAAACCTCTCGCAGGCCCCGGCCGTGGTGTTTTTAGGCGGCGGCAACGATCCAGGCAAGATCCTGCCAGATGCCCATGCCGTGCTCGGCGAAGGCGCCACCGCGGGCAAGGTGGTGTCACTCGTCGTCGACCATCCAGGCGCCCATCTCTCCGGATTGCTCACTGTGTCGTTTTCGGGCGGCGGCGACGATCCGGACAAGGAGCTTCCGACCGCAACCGCGGCCATCGAAATCCTTGCCAACCCGGTCTGCGCCGCCCTCACGCCGGTGCTTGAAAAGCTGCTTGCCGTGGCCGTGCTCGACGGCCCGGCCACGACGCAGCAGGCCTATACCGACTGGCGCGAGACAATGCAGAGCCATCGCCTGATCCCGGTCGAAACCGCGGTGAAGGTCGGGGTCAATCCGGTCGTGAAACCCGCCTCGCCCCGGGTGATCGGCATTGCGGTGCGCCGCGATCACGAATTCGGCGGCCGGCCCTTTCATTCCTGGGCGAACCAGCCGGTGCAGGGCATCGTCGGCCCGAACCGTCCGATCGAGTTCTCGCTCACTGATGGGGCGACGGAGGGGCAGGTCCTGCTTTCGCAAAATGCCGGCATCATCGCGCGCGGTGAAATGGGCGTCGAGACCGCCATCGCGTCCGGGGGCTTTGTCTATATCGGCACCGACAACTGCTCCGAAGACCCGCTTTGGCAATTCTACCACATCGTGCGCGGGCGCGATTTCATCCACCTCATGTTCCTCCGGACGCTTCGTGGCTTTCTCGGTCGGCGCAACATCGACTACGGCACGGTGCAAGACGTGCTCGATACCATGCGTTTCGCCCTGCGTGATCTCAAAGCGGACGGCGACATCATCGACTACAAGGTCGGCTTTACCCGCGACCAGAATTCGCCCGAGCAATTGCGGCTCGGCAAGTTCACCGTGGATTTTGCCGCGGAAGAGCCGCCGGTCCTGCGCCATCTCGGCATCCGGTCGGCGCGCTACCGCGCCGCCTTGGACGTCCTCCTCGACGACTTGCTCTCACAGATCGATCTCGCCGCGTGACGCGGCATTTCGTGGAACCTGTGTCAGCTGACCCCGATGGTGCGCAACATTGCGTCTGCAATTTGTGCCCGGCTCTTGGCCCAGAATGACATGTTGACGGCGATACCGTCGGAGCCATGCAGAGCGTTCGGCAGGAAGCTGACATACGCCGGGTTTGTATCACGTACCCCGTGGCACCACGCTCCGAAGTGGGGCGGTAAGTCGTTTCCTTGCATCTCAAGTCGGTTCAGCTCGGTGACGACCTTGTCGAGCTTGTCCTTGTCAGCGATTTCGTGCGGCATATTCAAAAGGCAGAAGAGGCCGCCCCCCATTTCAGGGTGAGGTTGGTCTGCGATCATTTGCCAGAGAGCGGTATAGTGATGTCCGGCAGCGGCGCTGACTTCGCCAGCGCGAATGCCAAACTCGGCCGTAAGACCCAAGCCGCCCGTCGTACAGACGCAAACGCGCGAAAGATAGGATTTGGCAATCTCGAAGTCGCGTTCCGTCCATGCCGACGGCCCGGCCTCCCTCGGGGCCTCCTGGGTAAACACCTTTCGTGTCGCGGCGATGATAGTATCCGTGGCTCCAATTACCGAGAACAGGATAAGCCCAAACTCAACCCTCCAGGCGTCTTCGCCTTCATAGACCGTGAGCCTGGAGCCGACGAAGTGTTTGCCTTTTTCCTGTGTCACTGCACCTAAGGTGGCCATCCTGTTGATCATGCTGACGAGGGCTGGCTTCGTGAAGAAGCTGGAAAACTCGGCCGGCAGTTCGGTCTTGATTGTGACGATGGCTGAGATCTTACCGTCGACAGATTCTGCGATCTCGGGGGCGGACACCTCAACGCGCGTAACAAGGCGTTCGTGCTCGACGACCAGCGTGTCGCCGTCCCGGGAAGGCTTCAGGGTGGTTTGCATCAGGGCCGCTTCAAGGTCTCCGAGGGGCACGCCGTGGGGCGAGGGTGATGGCTTCTTGAGGCACATGGGCGTCCTCTCTGTCGTTTTGTTCTGTCAGCGCGTGTGCGGTTTCGGCGTCGTCATCTTAGGAGTAATAGTTCAGGGATGGCGTTTGCGCCGACCCACAACACGGCGTCTTGTCGATATCTGATACCGAGGAGGCGCGCCGTCTCTTCGTTGATACCGAGAGCGAAGAAGCTCGGTTCCGGCGGCCACGCGCCGGTCGGGTCTGCACCTTCTGCATCGAGGACCATCGGCGCGAGCGCGCGCAAGTGCTCTCCGAGCCGCTGGTGGGCAGCTACGTTTGTGTCAGGGTCGCAGGTTGCTCCGAAGGGGTTGTGGGCCGTAATCACCACGGCGCACGGGCATCCAGCGGCGTCAAAAATCGCCTGCAGTTGAGGCGCGTATTGTCCAATCCGCAGGGTGATTGCATTGACGCCGGACCCGACGCGGTAGCGGGTCGAGTGATAGGCCGCAATTTTATCCGGTGCGATCTCGGTTTGCGCCATAAAAACCTCTAGAACGGAGCGGCTTCCTCGGCCGCCGCAACATCGATTATGGCACGGTGCAGGACGTGCTTGATACCATGCGCTTTGCGCTGCGCGACCTCAAAGCGGACGGCGACATCATCGACTACAAGGTCGGTTTCACCCGCGACCAAATCGCCAGAGCAATTGCGGCTCGGCAAGTTCACCGTGGACTTTGCCGCAGAAGAGCCGCCGGTGCTGCGCCATCTCGGCATCCGTTCGGCGCGCTACCGCGCCGTCTTGGACGTTCTGCTCGACGACCTCCTGTCGCAGATCGACCTCGCCGCCTGACCGCGTTTCATTAACTCTTGCCGGCATAGGAGCGCCACGTGAGCACGCTATATGTTCTCGAAGCCGCCAATCTGTTCTGCGGCGATCACGATCCAAAGAATTCCAAGCACCTGACGCTTCAGGAGCTGAAGCTCCCCACCCTCGAAGCCGACTATCAGGACCACATGCCGGGTGGCTCCAAGGTTGGCATCGAAATAGAAGTCGGCATCAAGAAGCTGGAACCGACCTTCAAGCTGGTCGGCTTCGACCCGGCATTGCTGACCCAGTTCGGGCTCGGCTCGCGGATCAAGCACATCTACACGGCCTATGGCGAGATTCGCGACCGCCGCACCGGGGCCTCGATCGAGCTTCGTGCCGTCATGGAGGCTCGCCTCGGCAAGATCGAAAGCGATGCTTTCAAGCGGGGCGATCTCATGGCAACCGATTATGCCCTACACGAGGTCACGCATTACGAGGTCTTTTTCAACACCGAAGAAAAATGGTTCTGGGATTTCTGGTCGAACACGCTGCGCATCAACGGCTCGGATGAGGGCCAGACCACCAACACCATCCTTCGCATTCCGCGCGCCGCAACCGCCGAGCGATAGGGAGAGAAACCTTTCATGAATGCGAAGATGCAAACACCGCAGCCCGTATCGCAAGCCCCCGTATCGCAGGCGGCGACCCACACGCTCCTGTTCCCCATCATCTATAAGGATGGCGCCGACAACGAGGTCGTGGTCACGGAATTGAAGCTGCGCCGACCGAAAGCGAAAGACATGCGGCTTTTGGAGCGGGTGCAGAACGAAGGCGGCGGCGACATTGCCGCGTCCCTCGCGCTGCTTGCTGCCATCAACGGCCTGCCCGAGACCGCAATCGACGAGCTCGACGCCGAGGACGTGTTGGAGCTTTCGGGAGTGCTGCTCGGTTTTTTGCCGGAGAAGCTTCGCCGCAAGGATGGCGAAGCGTCATAGCCGAAACCGCGCATATTTTGGCGACGCCGATCACAAACCTGCTCGACATGGACTGGGCCGAGGTCTGCGCCTGGCACGAAGAAGCAGCGCGGATCGCCAAGGCAACTTTCACGCGATAAACCGCAATGCCTGATCTTACTTCGCGCCTGATCGTGCGCCTGATTGACGGCGTGTCCGGCCCGGCGCGGGCAGCAGCGCGGTCCCTTGTCGCTTTGCAAACGGCTGGCCGCGCCACCGTCGCGCTCGGCACCGCAAAGCAGATCGCGGCCAACGCCAAGTCGCTCGCACATCATACGCAAGCGATGGCGACCGCTGTATCCGCGCCGATGGCCATTATCGGCGCAATCGGGGCAAAGGCCGCCTTCGAATTCGAGAAGGCTGGCAACATGCTGGAGGCGCTGGGCGAAGCGACCGCCGCGCAACGCCAGGAATTCGAGAAGATCGCGAACGTCCTGAACGCCAAATATCCGCAGAGCGCCACCGAGATCGTCAGGACCGGCACCGAGCTCCTCAAGGCGGGCCTCGAATGGAAGCAGATGCTGGGCGCCATGGACTCAACGCTCGCGACCGCAATCCTGGGCGATATGAAGCCGTCGGACGTGGCGACCATCATCGCGGCATCGCTGAATGCCTTCCAGATGCCGAAGGAAACCCTCGAGCAGGCTACGCGCTCGACCACAACCGTAGCCGACCGGATTTCCTATGCCGCGGTCAAGACCACGGCCTCGCTGCGCGACATGGGCGAAATGTTCAAATATGTGGCGGGCGCGGCGGGCGCGACCGGAAGCACCATCGACGACGTGACGGCCATCGCCATGGCCTTTGCGCAGAACAAGGTCGTGGGCTCGGAAGCAGGCGTGGCGCTCCGCTCAGCGATCGTGCGCATGGTCAGGATGCCGAAGGGCGGGCTTGGCGCCCTGCAGCGCGCTGGACTCAATCTGAACGACTATATTCAGGGCAAGCAGCAGATCACCTCTGACCGGATCATCTCCGGCCTTCTGGCTGGCGGCATCGATGCGGCGCCGCTCAAGGCGCAGATCGAGGCTCTGGTCGAGGATCCTGCGCTGCAGAACGCGCCGCTCAAGCTCGCCGCCAAGGTTCAGGCGCTTTTGCAGGAGCACATGAAGTCCACCGGCTCGGCGATGGACGCAAGCGTGATCGCCGAGAACGTGCAGGACAGCATCATCGCGGCCGGAACTAGAATCGATCTGATGCGATTCTTCACCGACCTGAAAAAGAAGATGGCGGAAGGCAAAGCCACCATGGGAGACATTTCGCAGATCTTCGAGGGCCGCCATTTCGCGCGCATGCAGGCTGTGCTTGCGGCCGACCTCGACAAGATCAAGGCCGATATTGTCGCGAATGCCGAAGGCTTCACCGCGGAACGATACAAGATCGCGATCAAGGGTATCGTCGGCCCAGTCTACGAACTGACCGCGGCGCTCGAAGGCCTGGCTGTGGCCTTAGGCAAGGTGGTCTTTCCAAGCCTGATCACCTTCATCAATCAGCTCACGAATGGGCTGAAAAGCCTGTCCGAAACGAGCCCCGAGACCCTGAAATGGCTCACCTATATCGGCGCCGGTCTTGCCGTGCTTGCGCCGCTCGGTCTTGCGCTCGGCGGTCTGGTGGCAGGCTTTGCGGCAGCCGCGGCGGCGGTGAAGCTGCTCATCGGCGCCTTCATTCTGCTCGGGGGATGGGCCGCGGCAATCGTCATCGGCCTCGCAGCGCTGAGCTATGCGATCTACGCCAATTGGGGTGCCTTCAAGCGATGGGCCGAAAACAGCATCGATGGGCTTCGCAGGTTTAATGCTGCCCTGATCGCGCTCGAGGACGGCGTGAGGGCGAAGATTTCCGAAATCGCGTCGTCGCTTTCCGGCCTCGGCTCCAATATCGCCTCCGCGATCCGGCAGGGCGCCGCGGATTTGTTCTCCATCGGCGCCCAGATGCTGCAACAGCTCTGGGACGGCATGAAATCGAAGTTGTCCGACATGCTCGGATGGGCCA